GCCTAGTCGGGGCGTAGCGCAGTCCGGTAGCGCACTAGCATGGGGTGCTAGGGGTCGAGTGTTCGAATCACTCCGTCCCGACCATATTTTTCAATGACTTAGCCGCCTTTTGGTGGCTTTTTCATTTCTGCCCTAGTGACTTTCCAAGTGAGCTAGGGTTTTTTCTTCAAGCCTGCCTCCTTTTCAGAATCGTCAGCGCTGGTGCGCGTGAATCGGTTACTGATACCTTATTTGCAGCCTCAATCAGTTGGTCCAGCTCTGCGGCTGAGTAGTGACTGGTGATGCTGCCGTTCTTGTGTCCAAGCAATGCTTTTCGATCCTCTTCAGTGACGCCTGCTGCGCGTAGCCTTCTGCCAAAGGTGTGCTTCAGGTCGTGAACCCGGATCTTGGTGAACCCTTCATGTGGCGCTCGAAGATGTTTTTCGAGCCACTTCTTGGTTGCCCTGATCCTTGCTCTTTTCCAGGCCGAATCGTTCATCCGATTGATCGTGGTTGCGACACCATGCTCATCCGGCATCCCAAAAGGGAAAACGAAAAGCTTGTGCTGCCCGCGCTGCTTTTCGATTATCGATTTGGCCACGCTGTTCAATATCACCAAGCGCTCGTCCCGGTTCTTCACGCCGGATCGTTCGCTCCTGCCTCCAAAGCCCGCCGGGATCAGAAACACGCTCGTTCCCAGTTCCGGTACCGCAATCTCCCAATCCCATTGAAGTTTGCACACCTCCTGCTCCCTGCAGCCGGTGTTGACCTTGAACATCGCCATGATCTGTAAATGCGCTGGAAGCTCAGAGAACAGAATCGATTGCTCTTCCCACGAAAGCGGGTAGGGCTTGCGACTGGTCGTCTTCTCATCCAGCAGCGAGATCATCGGCACGCTATCAAGCCATGGTCTGCGCTCATCATCTCGCCACTTCCTGGCACACAGGTTCAAAACCCGAATGACCCGCTGAAGGGCGATGTTCACCGTCCTGTTTGTGACCGGCTTCTTCCCGCCCTTTGGATTCAGCTTCGACTTGATGTACGGCGCGAGTGCCGCGTCATCTATATGGGTGATCGGCATGTCCCCAATGAAGGGGTCGAGCTGAGCCATGTACGTCGCTGAAATGTGGATTGAAGCCTGGTCCTTCACTTCCAGCAGGAACTTAGTGGAAGCCTCCCGCCAAGTCCTGACCTGCCTTACCCCGTAGACCTTTTTTTGCCGCAGGTTTTCGAGCAAGTGAATCAGGAATTGCTCCGCTTCCGCCCGGTCACGAGTGCCAGTACTCGTTTGAATTCGATCTCCTCGGTAGATTTTGTCGATTTTCCAGATGCCGCTCGGCATTTGCTGGAGGCCTGAGATTGCTTTTTTGGCCATGGCGTTTCTCCTTTTGCTCCGCCACGGCGCTCGCTGCGGGGATGATTGTTGTCTTGATTGGCTGCCTTTTCAATCGACTTGCGCGCGACGTAAGCGTCTGCCCACTCGTCCAGCTCATGCCGGTCGAACGCGACTCCTTGTTTTCCGATGGGAAACTCCCGGACGTGCGGGCGCACCTCGGCGTCAAATACCGCCCGGCACATGCCCAGGTATGCCGGCGCCTGCTTGGCCCGGATGAAGCGGGGGAGGAGTGCGAGTTCTGCGGTCATTTCTTCAAAACTCCCCATCGACGCGGCAGACGGGCTCGTTACACAACTTCTGTTTCAGTTGGCTTTGGCGAGTAGGGAAGGCTTCTCCCTCCCACTTCCCTGCCTTGCCGCGAATAGCACCATGATGTCCATAACGGTGGGGGTTTTTACTGACAAAGAGCTGCTCGCAAGCCTCAAACAGCGCAGCCTCACCTTCAATTGCTATCAAACTCTGCCCAGCCGTCGAGCCAACCTGAATCCATCCCGACTTGTCGCGGCCATAGTTTTCAGTTTTGAACAGCCGGTACCGGTTCCTGTGCCCAGTGCTGGGTGATGAGCTCTCTGTGTTCAGGTAAAAATGGACACCGCCTTGATGGACTTGCAGGATCGTTTTAGCCATTACGCACCTCTGCGCTTGCCACTAAGCGAAGGTTTAGCAGTTTGATGCCGCAGGCCTTAGCCAGCTCTTGGAGATCCCTAACGGTGGTCTGCTCGCGTTTCATCGCCATGACTAGATCTATAAGGCGCTGGCCGAACTCCGCGAACTCGCTTGATTGATTCGGTTCTTGAGTGGTCACTGCATATCCTCTCGGTTAAAGGCTGCCTGCAAGGCGGTTTCTCCAAGGCGAGCAAAGGCCCGCCGCGTTGTTGGCATTCGCAAAATTTGGTGAAGGCTTAGGTTTGCCATTAGGCAAAGGAGAAGTGATTGGAATTTAGCAAGAGCTAAATAATTCGTCAATACAAATTGCTAAATGATATTTTGCTAATGTGTTGAGAGAGCGACAGGCGCGACGCGGCACTGCTCGTAGTGGCGAATTAATGGTGCTAGATTTCGCTTCGATAGCTCACCGTCATGCACCCGACGTGTGCTACACCTTTGCAAGGAGTGCGAAATGCCGGTAGTAGCCGTATTGAACGACGAGTCGGACCTAGGTGAAATTCTTGGAGCATTGAAGGCCTACGGCCTGGTGCTGGCTAACTACTACACTCGCTCAGGAGCATCGGACCTTACGCGCGAACTCAGAATTGCGCTGGGTCCTAGAGCCGAGGGGCACCAGCTGTTTTGCCACGAGCTACCTCTGCCAGTGGATGGGGAGCCTTGGTGGACCAGCGTGCTCGTCCTGCCACCTCGCTATCACTTTAAATATGGTGAAACCGTTGCCTTGGCAGCGAGAGCACTGAGCGCTGCGAATGAATCGAAGGAACAGAGCGTGTTTCTCTACCATGAATCATAGTCACAGCAGGCGGCGCTGGCGGACGAGGTGGCGGGATAGAGGATTGTGCGGGACGAGGCCGAATAGGCCGTGCAAATGAATCCGCTCATATGACCATCACAAGGGAGTGAAACTAGTGACGACTATCAAGTTCAGTTACAAAGATGCAAAGGATAATGTGAGTGAGCGGGAGCTGATCCAGTGGTCGGAGAACTCGGTTTACATCCAGGGTCGATCCAACAGCGATTCATTCCCAAAGACGTTTCGGAAGGATCGCATCGTCGAGTTCTTGTTTGGAGCAGAGTTATTACTGCACGATGCCGCACCTCCAGCCCCGAGGCTCCTACCAAAGCCAAAGCCGTCTGCCTTCGCAGCAGTGGAAGCCGCCTCCAGCTCTCCGCAACCTAAGACGCCACCGGGTGGAATAAATCAAATTCTTTTCACTGGCTTCGCGGCTGCGCATCGGGCTGAGCTTGAGCAGAAAGCTCTTGATTTCGGCCTGAAGGTTATGAGCACTCCAGGTAAAACACTGACCTTTCTCTGCTATGGCGACAACGCAGGGCCAACCAAGGTTGTGAAAGCGCAGGAAGCTGGAGCTTTTATCATTGATTCAGAGCAGTTTCTTAGCCTGATTACGACCGGCGAGATGCCTTAGCGAAATTTGGCGCGGCGCCGGCGCGCCAAGCTTAGGGTTAACCCGGTTAACTGTTCTCCGCAGAACCATTAAAGGTACGGCGGCCCACCTGGCACAAGGAAGTCACAGCCAATCTGGGCACGAGGGACTGCATGGCGCACTCACTTCAATACCAGATAGGCGAATCCATCCGCACCATCGAGGTCGAGGTGGGAAAACTGCTCGACCTGGCAACAACGCTTAAAGAGGTAGGAAGTGAGAGCCTGGCAGTGGATGTCTCGATCCAACCTCATAAGCTTCTTCAGGTTGCGATAGCACTGAGAATCGCGATGTCAAGCTGACTACTGCGCTGCCGGATCGTCGGCGTCGTGGTTCGGGTACTTCAGAAGTTTCAAGCCAGCAAATCACGATCCTGAGTTGCGTGTTTTGGCGCGGAGAGTGATTGCGTACAGAGCCGACGAAAACCGCCCCCTTGAAAACGAAGGAAAGGAACTCCGATGAAAAAGCTAATGGTCACAGGGTTGCTCGCGTTGATCGCCGTTGCGATTTACACGCAAATTACGCTCTTCGTGGTCCCTCCCATCGGGGCCGTTCCGGAAGGACGTACAGTCGTCATGCTAAGGCTCAATAAGACCAATTTCATCGATAGCCCTGATGCTATGTGCGACCGTATGCAGGGTGGAGTCAGCTTGCTGTGCAGAGGAATGACCATGGCCGCTGTCGTAGAAAAAACCAAAATCATCGCAAGGCTTCCCTACTCGGACTGGCTCTATCTTCAGTCAACGGATGGAAAGCGATTCAACCGCTGAGTCATTCTCTTATGTCGACGATGTGATGGGAGGCTTCCATGGGACTCAATAAACCAGAGCAAGACCTGAAGCGAGACCTCCAGGGTGTCGCCTCCGATCTGAAGTGGTCAGCGGTGGAGCTGTTGCGAGTCGCCGAACGGCAACGAAGCAGATGCCCAAGCAGTACTAAGGATGTGTGCCGTGTTCCAGGCCGATGAGGATCGGCTGACTGCTTACGCTGATGAGGTGAAGGCAGGAAGGATCGTGCGGGGCAAGATAGAATAGCTTTGCGTTAGGCGGAATACCTGAAAGGTATTCCCGCCCCCCCCCACCTCATAAATCTTCGATCAATAACTCGTCATACTCGCCAGCAGCCAAGGCTTCTTCGTTGTACTCATAACCTAGCGCTTCGATCTTTTTGCGCTTTTTGAACAGGCCAAGTTCCTGCCTTGCATGACTCAAGGCTTCGTCTTTGATGAAGTCCTCATACCCGCTAAAGACCGGGTAGTCATTGAATATAAGAAGCTGATCGAGCTTTTGGTGAAGCGAGCTCATAGTCATTTCTTTCTTTGTGAGCGCTGTGCTTTCTGCATAAAGCATGAACTGCTCTGATAACAGGTGAAGCCGGTACAACTCATCGCTGTTGAGGTAGTTCTTTCCTGTCTTAGCCTCTTCAAGCGTTGGAAAGTCACCACGTGTCGTCTGCATACCCATTGACTCGGTTTTATGATCTGCCCTGTCTAGGATCAATTTCGAGCTCGTCATACCCGTGACCGCGTGGTGAAACTTGTCCTGTAGTAGGGCGTAAAAACTCCTGACTGTTTTTGAGTTTGGGTCGTAGTCAGAAGAGCATATCTTGAAGCACTCACGAACCTTCGCGTAGACCTGCTTCTCCTCCGAGCGAAGGGCCCGAACTGCCGCTGCAAGCTTGTTTAATTTCTCAGGAGACTCGCGGAGAGCCTTCTCGTTAATTACATACCCTTGCTCAAGATAGGTCTTGAGGGTTTGCGTAGCCCATTGCCGAAATGCAATAGCATTTTTGGCGTTTACGCGGTACCCAACCGACAGGATCGCATCGAGGTTGTAATGCTTTAGGGTTCGCTCAACGAAGCGACCGCCCTCCCTCCGAACTACCGAGAAATCCTCGGTAGTTGCCTTTTCTTCAAGCTCGCCGACCGCAAAAATATTCTTTAGATGTAGCCCTACGTTGTCTGCTGTCGTTTCAAAAAGGTCCGCCATGTTTTGGGTTGTAGCCCACATTGCTTGATGACCTGGCTCGAACTTCAGCTTTACTTTGGAACCATCGCGTACGAACGAGACTGTGCTTTCGCTCGGCTTTGTTGAATCTTCTTCCATCGTCATGCGTTACTCCTTGGGTCGGCGTTTCCGGCAACGATGCCACTTCACTGGAGCCGCAGCAACAAACCCCTGCGAGTTGACAATGCCCCGCCCGGCCCCGGGCCTTTTTGACTGCCCCCCCTCTCCCGCACTCAAGACCCTCACCTTCTCGCCGATACTATGGCTGCGCTTTACTCAGCACATTTAATGGAAGAAGGTAATGATCAGAATTTTTTTGCTACTGGCTGTCCTCTGCTGCAGCACTTCGTCTATTGCCCTAGCCGATGTTTCAAATGAGAAGGACATTCACTGCGCGGCCTACTACGAATTACTGTCAGTTGTTGGCGACCAGCCCGACATAAGCCGCAAACAGTCGTCAAAGGCTTTCTATGCACTATTGAAGCACGCCGGCGATACCCAAGAAGCCCAGAACGCCGTTGCGCAAAAAATGGTGGACATAGGCGAGGAGATCCCAGGACCGATGACCCCGGCTAGCACTGCCAAGCTAAGGGGAAAGTATGACGTGGAGTGCAAGCCGCTGATGAAGGCTGCCTGGTGCGAAGTATATGAAGATCCGACTGCTTGTGAGGGGTGATGCCTTGAGTCCAGCCCGGCCCAGCGCCGGGCTTTTCATACCTTCCCTGTCACACCTTCGTCACACCTACCAAGCACACTAAAGTCAGCCAAAGGGATTTGGCCCCATGCAGAGAACCCGCCATGCGCGGGTTTTTTGTTGTCAGTCATTCCCGCTGCTAAGCTCCCCACTCCCTCGAATGGAGTCGAAGCGATGCCTACACCTGAATACTCTCTCGCTGATGTCCTTGAGCGCCTGTATCACGACCAGCTAGCCCTTGAGGCTGCCCTGATGGAGCTGACACTGCTTGCCGAGAGCCAGGGCCATGTCGACGCCGGCGACAACGTCCGCGGATCCTTGCAGGCAATTGGTGAGAATGCCGGGCATATCAAGCAGGGGCTGGCCAGGCTCAAGCTTCAGCATTGATCGCGGTTGCTAGGGGGAGGGCGGCGGCGATCTCTTCCATCGTCGCCTTGTCTCGGTCGAAGTAGGCGGCGCCGGCACGTGTTATCGCAAGCTGATGGTCTCCAATCTCGACGACGTCCACCAAGGCAAAGAGCGAGATCAGGTCTAGCCCTTCGGCTCTACCAATCACTGTCTCGGGCGACTCATTCCCCTCATCCAACATGGCAGCAAACTCTTTGGCCTCGTCGTGGGTATTGAATAGCTCCAGTATTTCCGTCGACCAAGTTTTATTGAGATCGCGATACGCCACCGTCTCCGGGGATCCTGGACTCCCGAGATAAAAGGCATGCCTGTTTGCGAGAGCTTGAGCGTCCGGATGGTTAGGACCCCTTCGAATTATCCAGGCGCCGTTAGGGCCCTTCGCGCTGATGTGCGGGATGAGTACGTACTGTTTAACGCTTGGGTCATTATCGAATGCGCTGTACGGCAAGACAGGGCGGCCCAAGTGCAACACTGTCGCTCCGCAGCTCAACTTTGCGCGATAGCTGTCCGATGATTCCCATATCCCAAAGCGCTCGTGCTTTTTCATCAGCCGAATTATCGCGGGTATCAGCACCTTGGATTTCTTCGCCATCATGGGGGCGATCCGTAGGAGCTTTCTATCTCGTTCGCTCATTTCTCCTGCCGGTACCGGTTCGAAGTCGGCCGGGGTGAACTCTACGAACTCCCACTCAATGAAGCCGCCTTTCTCCTGGGCTACTAACTGTTGCAGGCGTTCTGGTTCCATGTAGAGCTGTTCTGGCCGCAAGGGAATAGAGTCAGTCTCGCGTTCCGCACGGCCGGCGCTGGGGACAGGCTTAATTGAATCGATCGCCGCTCTCCAATCGCCGCCAGGCTCGGTCCAGATCGGGATTGCGTTAGGGAATACCACTCCTGACGTGCTGCTCTCTGGTTTTCCGAAGTAATAGCTAACGTACGGGAGGGTACCGAAGAAAGTCTTCGTTATTGTCCGAGGTGCAGGGTGGTGCCCCTCAACGAGTCTGTACTCGAGGACAAGGTCCAAGTCTCCGCAGGTCATCGCGCCGCGGGCGTACGAGCCCACAACCCATAGCGAAGTGATCTCAACCTGAGACGTTGCTGCTTTGTTGAAGAAGTCTTTGTGAGAGATGGTGCGGACGGATGCCTCGTCCAGCCTCTGGCAGATCCGCTCCAGCTTCTTGGTGAACGACTCGCGGGGATAGCGCTTTTCGAGTGCTGCCATGCTGCTGTCTCTTCACTCGGAGGTGAGGAGAGCGACCGTATCACTGAGGGTTGCTAAATCACCATTAGCAACAGGTACTGAGAGGTAGTTTTCATGACGCATGAAAAGCCCGTTCAATCACGGGCATGTGATTCTACGAGACCTAGTAGCTTTGATCCAAATTCATAGATGCTTGGTAAACGGTTTCCAATGGGTGATCACGGCAGTATTTATCGACGAAGGCTGTCAATGTCTCTCCATCCGGCTGCTTCTTCATGCTCGTTTCACTTTCCATAAATCGTTGAGTGTTGGTTCCACTCAAGTAGCCCTGCATCCATGTTAAAACCATGGCGTCAGACATTTCCTTAGTGGTCGAAGGGGGTCTTAGGTACTGGCCACACGATAGAGCACCCACACCAGCGATCGCAAATTTAGGCTCAGCCATGGATGTATTCGAGTAAATGAACGCGAATGTGACTGCTAGTGCAATGATTGAGTTTATTGTTTTCTGCGCGCGCGCCATGGAAATTCTCCTTATTTTAACAGATCTATCCATCAGGTTTTCGGGAAGCGTTCTCAAGACTAGCGCATTCCGCGTCAGGCGATGAGTTTACTGGATTGGCCCCCTCTGACTGTTACATTTTGCTAGCTGGCGATAGACTGGATGTTATTGCTGGCACGTGGGCAGGTCATGATCCTGACCAAATTTGAGGCCTAGTTCGACGGGGCGGAAGGGGACTTCCCATCCGCGTGCCAGGCCAATTTATTCAGTGCGGGAACGCCTTGCGATGTGTGAGATGGAAAAGCTTTTTAGATTCAAAAAGTTCATTACAGCCAAAGAAGCAAATAGTTGGCTTCAAAAATTGACCTCTACCCCAATAAGCGGAATGGACTTTGCTCAACTTTGGTATGACGGCCTCTTTGATGTTTATCTACATTGCGAAGGAGAAAAGGGATACCTGAACACTCCTGGTAAGACGACCGAAATCACAGAGGTTATAGGGGCTGATGTAGCTCGTGTACATTCACCGCGGCTATTTACACAATTTGGGGATATCGGGGTTGTTGGGACGCTACGCAATAGAGGTGAAAAGGAGGTGCTTTGGTTTGCATCTATACATCCAGAAATGCGAATCCCGAAATTCAAGCCTTCTGACATTCAGGACTTTGCCAACACCATGAATGGCACTCCAACACAAGCTTCGGAGCTGGAGCAGTTACGCGTGGCTCTCAAGCGAGAGCAAGCGAACAACTCCGAACTGCAGCGTCAATTAAATATCACCGAGGGTGTATGCGAGGTTGCGCAACGAGAGGCGGATGAGCTGCGATCTCAGTGGCAAACATCTGAAACGGTCGATCACCTGGTCCGTGAGGAGCTGAAGGAGAAGCATCAGACTGAACTGGCAAAACTACGATCGGAAGAAGACAAACCATTTGATAAGCGCTCTCGGAGAACAATAGAGAGATTGATCTATGTGCTTGCTTTGGAGGGGAAGTACAGCCTCGAAAAGCCCTACTCCGATGCAGAGGACATTCAAAAGGCTGCATCCGCTATCGGTGTAATGCCGCCTGGCACCACGGACACCATCGTTAAATATTTGGAGGCCGCAGCAGCAAGAATCGTGCAAGATCGTAAGGATGCCTCAGCCTAAAAATCGACCCTATTAGGGTTGGCTGAAACCCTAATAGGGCACACAAGGGCGCTCACCCGACATCCTGTTTTCCGTCTAAACCAATAATGGGAAACAGGATATGCAAACCTCCGAAGTCGCCACCCTCGCATTGACTGCGTCAATGCATCCGCCGTCTCAGCTAATACCCTCATCCGTATGCCAGACGTCGAGACCATCACAGGGCTTGCGCGTCCCCACCACTTATAAGCGACTCAAAGACGACCCGCCATTCTCTCGCCCAGTGCCTCTGAGCAACAGCAAATCGTGTGGTTCACCGGTGGGTTCGTGCTGGCCGAGGTCCAGGAGTGGGTTCGGTAGAGGATTGCTATGAGAGAATAACGTGCGTCCTCTTCTTAGGAGAAAGCTCTTCGTCAAGACTCTGATTAAAGGGGGTCGTCGTCATCGTCATTAAGAGTTTCGATCCGGTGAATAAGCCCGGGGTCTTCTTCTTCGATTGCCTGCCTAATATTTGGGTCGTTGAGGTTGTTCTTGATGCCATACATGGTGAGCTTTCGTATTAGCTCTTCGACCGTGATGCCTAGAACCTCTGACTGATCATGCAGAAACTGATATTCCGCATTGGAAAACTCTATCTCTATTTCTTTAGTCGTCTTCTTCAACTCAGGTGCGAGATCGTAAGCGTCGATGCCCAGCACTCTAGCCAGCTTAAGAGCTCCACCCAATCGAGGTTTTGATCTTCCTGCCTCATACCTAACGATCTGAGGAAGGCTTATTCCACTCTTGGATGCCAAGTCTTTTTGGGTCAATCCTGCCTCGGATCTGGCCCATAAAAGGCGCTCCGAGAAGGGTCTGGAGTCGGTCATTAGGGTTAACAGCCTCTCGGTTACTAGGTTTCATATCACTATACCAGACAGGAAATGATCTCCTATGATCGGTATTGACAGGTGATCACAAGAGGCGTTAAATGATCACAAGTGATCACGTCATAAGGATGGGAGGTTAGAAATGAAGCAAGAGAAAAGACCGCTGCTCATTCGTCTGCCAGTGCAAGTCAGAGAGTGGCTGGACGCGAAATCAGAGGAGAACGGGAGGTCAACTAACGGGGAGGTAGTATTTCGGCTGCGGAAAATGATGGAGGGAGAAAGAGGAGATGACCCAACCCAAGGACAATAAAAAAAGCCCCAAGCGTTGGCGCGCTTGAGGCCCATGAAGCAGAACGTCAATCTTCGAGGAAAAACGTCATGGATAAGCATACCGCAGTAAACGAAAAACTCAATGCTGGCGCTATCAAGGTGCCGGTTACTGTTGATAGCTCGTTCACCCCTTGCAACATTGATCGGCAGGAACTGTTTTCTGTCTGTCCTGGAATCCCTGCAGATGACGCTCTCGGTGAAGCATCCTGCATCCTGAGCGAGCTCATAGGTCAGCTTGAGTTCATGGCCATGGGTAACAACGATATCCCATGTATCAACGCTTGGTCATTTCTACGAGCAGTAGCTTCCGCAAAGGCTGTAATCGATTCTGTCCAAGTTGGCTTGGAGAAATTCGCATGAATAACTCCTTGAGCCAACTCGGGCAGCTGTCTGATGGTGCAACACGTTTTATGCAATCGCAAAACGTGTCGCGAACTATGTCGTCGCGTGAGATCGCAGATCTGACTGGCAAGCGCCATGACAATGTCATGCAGGTCATTCGGTCACTGGCTGCTGATCAAATTTTAACCCCTGAATCTCAGGAGTCATCGTTCGATCATCGAGGGAACACCTATGCCTGCTGGGATCTGAGTAAGCGTGACAGCCTCGTACTTGTAGCACGCCTGTCTCCGGAGTTTACGGCTCGCATTGTCGATCGATGGATGGAGCTTGAGTCTCACCAAGCAATTGCACTCCCGTCCTATGCCGACGCCTTGCGTCTCTACGCTGACCAGATTGAGCAGACCGCTGTTTTGCGCGTCGAAAACCATCAGCAGGCCGAGAAGATCGCCAGCCTTGAATCCATCTTTCAGGTTGGCATGACCCCTACGCAGTTCTGCAAGCGGCTGAACGGTGTGAACTGCCAGCAAGTGAACTACGCGCTACTGGATCGCAGGTGGATCTTCAACTCAGAGCGCAACGAGAAGCGCTCGGTCAAGTATCGGGTTGGCTCGTTGGCCCGGGATAAGTACCTGACCGAGAAAGTCACCACCATCTCCAATGAAGGTGTCGACCCGTTTCCGAAGTACACCCCAATCTTGCTCAAGGAGGGAGCCAAACGCCTGCATGAACTGTACATGGCCCAAAAGCTCCCGATGAAGAAAACTTGGGACGGCCAGTTCTGCCACTGCAAGGCTACAGAGGAGGACTTGGGATGAATTGGGACGCTGACTTGAAGTAGGAGTGAAGAGAGCCCGGTCTAACGCCGGGCTTTTGCTATCTGCGATTCATGGCTTTTCAGAGTTGGCTTTTTCGAGCAGGCCGGCGATGCCTTCCAGCAGTACCAGGTCCGACTCCTTCAGCTTGCCCTTTGCCGCGGCTCTGGCCAGCTTCTCGATGATGGATATCGACCTTGGCGAGGCCGTCCCTAGCATTGCTTGGTAGGCAGGAGACTGCTCGCGATGGACCTCATACCGCGAGAATTCACCCTCGATGACGTTTGAGCCGTAGCCACCCGGGTTAACCAGTACGCCGGGCGCCAGGCCGATCTTTTGCTCAAGGTTGAGCGCAGCTTTCTCGCCCAAACCTCGATGCCCATTGAGGATCTGAGACAAATAAGAAGCATCCAGATCGTGCTGTTCGGCGAAATCTTTTTGGCTGAGTTGGCCGATGACACGCCGCAGCGCGTCGACCCGAAGAGTTTTCATATCCATAGGCGAATAGTGATCCCGCTTTAGCAGACAGTAAATTATGAATTGCTATTGTCATTCGATTTAGCAACATGTAATCTGGAGCTCTTTCGGAGATCACCATGACGCTACTCGACCTCATCCGCTCCTTGGAGCCGGCCCAACTGGATGCTCTAGCAGAGCGAAGCGGCACCAGTGTCGGCAACCTCAAACAGATTGCCTACGGGTATCGCCTGGCTGGTCCTGGACTCGCCATCAATCTTGATCGCGAGTCGGGGAGGGCGGTGACGTGTGAAGAACTCCGTCCTGATATCGACTGGGCTTACCTGCGTAATTCTTCCACTGGCTCCGAGCAATCCGCCGCCTGATTCGATGGATTGAGTTTCGCTCATCGACAAGACGTGCTGCCACGACAACCGCCAAGAGGTTTCCCGAATGGAACAAGTACATCGCGCAATTCACGAAGCAGTGCTTGATGCGGGGCCAAAGCAACTGGCCCATCTGATGGGCATGAGCCACACCGCGCTGCTCAATCGCAGTAACCCGAATGACGACTCGCATCGGCTGAACTTGGAGCAGTTCCTCCAGATTCTGGTGCACAGCAAGAACCCAGAACCATTGCAGTTATTGGCGAGCACCTTGGGATACGACTTGGTACCTCAGGTGAAGCCCGAAGGGATCAGCCTGATTCAAGCGCTCGTGCACCTGGCTGCGGAGTCAGGGGATGTGTCCCGCGCTGTTCATGACGCCATAGCTGATGGACATGTTTCGCAGATTGAGAAGGCGGGCATCCAGAAAGAAATCGGCCATGTCCGGCAGAGCTTGCTGGTGCTGGAAGAGTCGGTAAAGGCCGCGTGAACACGCTAGCCAAGGCAGGACTTGCATTATTTCAAACGGGCGGGTGATGAGAATCACCCGGCCCAGAAAGCAACAAACCCGGCGGGAACCGGGCTTATCAAATCGTCCTGTGCAACCAGGACAACACATCTCAAGAGGTACTAATCATGGCACACGCAATCCGTAGTGAACAAGCCCGCCTGTTGAAGTCGATTAATTTCCAACGCATCCACACGCGTGACGATCTGAGTTTTACAGCTCGTGATGTTCAGGGGCACATGGTCAATTGGCCGCGAAACAACCCCGGCGCTGCTGCCGACTGGGAAAAGGGCATGACGTTCTTCGGTCACGAAGTCAGCGCACTGGCGGCCTTTGACGAAACCGAAGCGTTCGATGCCATCCAGTTCGCAATCATGGGCATGGGCGGCCGATGCACGAACCTTGAAATTGGTTTTGTTCAACACGTTGCTGCAGCAGCGGTGTTGGGTCTTCGCGCCATGCGAAATGGTGAAGCCGATTTTGTTGCTGTCGATCGGAAGGACAACTAATGAGTGTTCTGAGAGAGCACCATCACGAGCCTTCTATGGCCTGCAAAATCGCAGGCCCTTGGCCTACCTATGCCAGCTTCCGAAATCTCCCTGAGCGTGAGCGCTGGGTGCTTTACGGCAGCGCCAAGGCATATCGGCAGGCTCTGGAGGATCAGGGTTTCGTCATGGCCGAGTCCTACGACGCTTTCATCAAGCGTGTCACTGACGAGATGGAGCTCTGACGTATGAGCATGGAATTAATGGTCAAGGCCATGAAAACCAAGGTGGGCAGCCCATTGCGCAAGCTGGTGCTGATCAAGCTCGCAGACAATGCGAATGACCAGGGTGAATGCTGGCCGTCCTATCAGCACATCGCCGACCAATGCGAAATCGATCGGAGCACCGTCCGTAAGCACATCAAGCATTTGTCGACCCAAGGGTTGCTGCGAATCGAGAACAGGGACGGCCCAAAAGGCAACTCGTCGAACCTGTACCACCTGGTGCTCGGACATGTAGGCCAAAACAGCACACCTGTAGGCCCAGAAAGTACAGGTGTAGGCCCACAGCCTACAGGGGGTGTAGGCCCAGAAAGCACCAGAACCAGTCACCCTTATGAACCAGTCAATGAACCTAAACCTTTGTGCACTCCAGACTCATTGGAAGGCTTCGATGTGTTCTGGAAACTGTACCCGAAGAAGAAAGGCCGCAAGGACGCTACCAAAGCTTGGACGAAGCTGAAGCCGAACGAAGAGCTGCACCAAACTCTGATTACCGCATTGGGCAGCCATTGCCTTTCAGAGGATTGGACTAAGGACGGCGGGCGGTACATCCCGAACGCCGCCACCTGGCTGAACGGTGAACGGTGGCATGACGTACTTAAGCCGGCCGGTGCCAGCTCGAGTTCGGCCTTTCACGGTTTGCCGAACCATACGCAAGAGATGTATCCGGAGGTGAAGAATGGCGCGAACTTCTAATTTTTGCAGGCAGCCTCACGTCCGCTTTTTTGACCTCGAATGCTCACTGCATGGCTCGGTGAGTAGTTCCGAGATTGAGCAGTTCGACGGCTCTGTTTTGCCACGTGGCTGCAAGCATTGCCACTGGGAAGCGTTGCACACAGCTCCGAAGTCGACGGAGGCTCACGTCCTGGCCAGCGGTAGGAAGAAGGCAGAAGACCTGAACAAGCTGCTGGTAGGCTCTGGTATCTCCCCACGTTTCAGCGGTTGCACATTCGACACCTACAGGACCGCTGAAGGGGGTGCAGCTATGGCAAAGGCTCTAGGTGCCTGCAAGGACTATGTTGCCCAATTTACCGATAACTATGCCGCTGGCCGTTCGCTTGTCCTTTCCGGCAACATCGGTAATGGCAAAACCCATCTTGCTTGCGCGATGGTCCAGGCAGTCATCCGTGAACATGGAGCTCAATCGGTAATCGCCACAGCAGCCGAGATCATCCGCGTTTTCAAGGGCGCCATGGATCGAAGTGCCGAGTATTCGGACAGAGATGTCCTCGATGAACTTTCGAGTTTTGATCTGTTGGTGATTGATGAGGTCGGCGCTCAAAGTGGCAGCGCGTATGAGCTTGGCGTTCTTCATGAAGTGATCGATCGCCGCTACCAACTCGTCCTGCCGACGGTAGTGGTTTCCAATCTTGTGACCGTGGATCTCGCGCGCTACATCGGGGATCGTGCGTTGGATCGCCTGCGACAGGGTGGTGGGCAAGCTATCGGATTCAACTGGGCATCTGCACGAGGTGCAGTATGAGCAACTACCGCGAGCTGTACAGCGATGAAGCCGAGCAGGCGCTGCTCGGTGCGTTACTGCTGGATGCAGAGCTCATTGACCCGATCACCGGCAGCGTCGCCGCCGCGGACTTTCACGATCCTGAGAATGCCGCTCTGTTTCAGATGATGATCGACTGCCATGAAACTGGCGCGCCGATCGATCCGGTGACGCTAAACGATTTTCGGCCATTCCTCCCCAGCGGGCACCGGACCATGGCTTACGCTGGCGAGTTGGCGATGAATACGCCGAGCACCGCGAATTGGAAAGCTTACGCCAGGGTCGTGAAGGAGCGGGCTGTCTTGCGGCGCCTCGTTGACGCAGCCGATTCAGTACGAGAGTCAGCAAACGAAAGCCGGCCAGTAGCGGAAATCATCGCCAGCGCGCAACAGGCGATGGCAGACCTTCGCGATCTCGACACTGGTGAACCGGATTACAAGCGCATGCATTCGGTGGTGAGCAAGAACATCGACATCTTGGACGCCAAGTTCAATGGCGCGGTGCAAAGCGGGCTTTCCACCGGCCTGGTCGACTTGGACAAGCTGATCCGTGGCGTGCGCAGGAAGACGGTAACGATCGTAGCGGGCTTGCCGGGGAGCGGGAAGACAACACTCGGTTTGCAAATCGCCCAGCACGTCGCTTGCTCCGGCGCTGGTGTCGGCATGGTGTTCTCGCTGGAAATGCCAGAGGAGGAACTGGGGAATCGGGTTCTAGCCTCCTTGGGCGGTGTCGATCTTAAGCGTCTCGACGACGGCAGCATGCAGGACGAAGATTGGCCAAGGCTTACGTCCGCCGTTTGCAAGATCAACGACGCGCCGCTGTTCGTCAGTGACAAGTCAGGACTGACCGTTGCGCGAATCCGCAGCATTTCTCGCCAGGTCCAGCGACATCACGGACTGGATATTGTGGTGATCGACTACATCGGGCTGATCAGTTCAGACGGTAAGGCATTCAACCGCACCGCCGAGCTGGGCAAAATCTCGACCGGTATCGTCAACATTGCCAAGGAGCTCAACGTGCCGGTGATCCTGCTGGCCCAACTCAACCGGGACTCGACCAAGCGCCCGGGCAAGAAGCCGATCGCCTCCGACCTACGCGACTCTGGACAGATCGAGGCAGACGCCCATTGCATCATCCTGGTTCACCGCGACAACGACTCAGAAGAAGGGCAGAACGGCGTAACCGAGCTGATCATGCCCAAGTGCAGGCATGCACCGGTTGGCTCCTGCCTTGTCCAGCAGCAAGGCCAGTTCGCCCGCTTCGTCAACTTCGCCGGCCGCGAACTATCAAACGAAGAGGTCGAGATGAATCGCCCCTTCGTCAGCAAATACAGGGGGAAAGCACAATGAACGATCGAAGCTCTGCACTGCTTCCGCGAAAAAGCATGAGTGATCTCGAGTGCCAGTTTTTAAAGATTGCAGGCGAAGAATTAGCCAAGGCCAAGATTGGCGGTCCGATCGCCCTGGCGTATCTGCTGGACATGGTCGCAAGTTGGCACGGTAGCCGAGCTCAAATCAGTTTCCACGACTTCGGCCAGCGCTGGTTGATCGAAGGTAACGCCAGGAACAAACCTGCTGATCGGTTGCTGCGCGACCTATTCGGCCTGAGTGATCCAGACCCGAGGAAGGCTGCATGAAAAAGCGAACGTACATCGGTAAAGCCTTGGGAGATACCGAGTGGATGCTGGAACAATGGGGCTATTGGCGGATGGACGGCATGGGGGTACCTCGGTACGTTTCTCCGCTCTACGCTTTGATGCGCGACAACACACAGTGCCATGGAGGAGTGAAGGCGTATTCGGTGACCGACGATCTGGCCTTAGTGTTGGATGGGGCAGTCTCTCGCCTGACGAAGCGCGATCAACAGATGGGAAATTTCATCTGGCTTTACTTCGGTGCTAAATGGCCGGCATTGCGGATCGCAAGGGAGAATGGAATGGGTGAGGCGAAGGCACGGGAGGTCATTAAGGCCGGAGTCGCTTGGATTGACTCTGCTCTGGAGACCATTCGCGAGGCAGCGTAAAAAGTCTTTCCACGCGGATAACGACCTGTTTTCATGGCACGGTGTTCAGCTGTTACAGCGAGACACCACAGAGAAAGCCCGACCATAGCGTCGGGCTTTTCTGTTTTAGATCGAAGGTTCGACGATTTCTACACTGATACCCGCGGTAGCGGCGTAGTAACCGTTATTCTGAAGTGATTCGAGCGCTGCTTTTTGATCGAGACCAATTCGTGGCGTTGCAGGGTCAATTTCCCATTGGCTATGCAGGCCCAAGCCCTTGGCGAACTCTTGGGCTTTCTCGGGAAGGGAGGCAATCTGCTTTCCCGCGGTGAGTAGCAGAATCTTTTCCCGTGGATTGCTCATGTAAACATCGGCTTTCATTCGTAAATCCCTGTGTAGTATCAATTGAGTGGCATTCGCCGCCATGACTCATAACACAAAAACCATTTGAGTCTCGCCACCGTGCGGGGCTTTTTT